CTAACAGTTGATCTAGTTGTTCTAACATTATACAGTCTCCTTCATTGCCTTACGGCGTGATGGGTCCATGACATCAAACATGATAGCCTTGGCACAGTTGATATATTGACGTGCTTGGTTAGCAGTTTCAGGACTAACCCAACCATCAGCATTAAACTCCGGGTCTAAAACCTGTTGGGCATCACTTAACATACCTGCGGCAAACATAAGTTCTTGCCCCGGAAAAGCCTGCGTTTTTACCATACGGTTTAACTCTGCTTTTGTCATACCGTAGGCTTGAATTTCCCACTGTAAATCTGTTGTTTTTGTTGTCATTTATTGCTCCGTTTTCTTATTGTATGTAAACATTATACAGTCATTTTACCAAAAAGTCAACCAAAATCAGTGAAAAATAGCCCAAAAAAAATGCACTTTAAGAGTGCATTTTAAGGCTTTTTAACCCAGTCTTTGTCCCACATATCTGCGTGGGGGTCTTTATCATCTTTGAACTTGGCGTCTAAACACTCACGTATTTTGTTGGGATCTTTATAGGAACAGAGCTGTTCTTTTGGAGGTACGGTTTGCACCTGTTTAGGTTGCTTTTCTGTGGCCTCAGCAGATGATATTATACCATCAGCTTGTTCTATGCCCAGCAGTGTTGCTAGATATTCTAGCAATTAATCCCTAACTAATACGTCTTTGTAGCAACCACAATATGAATCATACATGGATTCATGATGATATGTAGGTTGCGTATAAATCACTTGTGGTTGTTGATAGATAACCTGTGGTTGTGGTTGGACATATACTGTTCTTGGTTGAGCAAGCTCATAACCAAGTACACCACCAAGAATAATAGCAGGAACCACTCCATTATATCCGCCATGATAGTGATTTTCATAGTGACCATAGCCACCTCGATAAGTGCCACCGTATCCACGTTCCCAACCGTGTGCAGATGCCAATGAGGCTGTTGTTAATAGTGCTAGTGCTAGTGCGAGTTTTTTCATTTTATTACTCCTTTACTATTATTATTTAACATCATTATAGCAGAAAAATTGGTAAAAAGCAATGGCTGTTACAAATCGTTACGAATTAGAATCTAAGTTATCCAAATATTGCTGTAGATTACTACCATGCAGGCTTAACATGATCATATCCTGTTCGCTGAATACGTAGATGCTGGTATGGGTAGGTATATAGTATGGGCTGGTGAAATGTTTTTCTAATTGTATATAGGCACGGGTAACCAGTGGGCTAGGTAATTTAAAATGCCAATGTTTGATCTCTGGATTTTTATTCAGCATATTGAATGCTGGCCGTGTTAGTCTTAGACTGTCAGGATTAAGGGGATTATGCCACCATGAGGCGGGATTATCGAAACGCTGATAGCGTAAACCAATTTTGGGATCTGATGTAAAAGGATTTAAGGTATGTTCTTGGAACCGAGCCTGCCAGATGTTTTGCAACGATTCAGCAGTGCGTTTGGCCATGATTAAGGATAGATCTGATCGCCAGCTTTGAGTAAGACCACAGTGAACTTGTCGCACTTGAATAAGGTGTTTAGTTTTTTAGCTAGATTGATAGCGTGTCCAGGGTTACTAAATGACACTTTTTTGTATTTAGGTCCTGGATAGGCTACCAGCATGTTCTGTGTTTTTAAATTGATAGGTTGTCCATCATAAAACACAGCCCAGATACCTTCACTGTTTAGGATCTGATCGCTTTTATAGTTTGTTTTGTTTACGTGCTCTAACAGCACTGTAGGTTTTGGTCTTGACATAATTTATGTTTCTCCACATATATTTATGCCATAAACTACATATATAATTAGAATTTCCCACCCTGCATGCTGACCTGTAATACAGATTCTGCAGAGTCTTGCTGTTTGACTTCGACCAGATCGTTGATCTTAGCCAGTAGGTCGAATATATCAGCCTGTAGCTGTCGCGCTTCTGCGGAAGTCAAGACCAGATCCTTGCTGTTGGTCTGATTCATCACTTTAACACGATCGTTAAATTTCTTCAGGTGCAGGCTTAATTGTTGTTCCAAATAGTGCTCCATTTGCGATACGTAGTCGTTCTTGCATTTCTTCTGCTGTGTCATATGGACCAGCATAGGGATAGCGATTTAAGGTAATTAATTTAGGGCAGTATGATTTGACCCATCCATTGTTGAATTTAACGATATAATAGCCAGCGCAGAAGAAACTCTTGCTTTTAGTACCTTTGGTATAGATAGGTAATTTATGCTTGACATCCCATAAGACGTTGTTGGGTTTGTGTTCACAGGGGAATCCATATACAGTATTGCTTTCTGTGATGATACGTTTAGGTGGAGTTTTGTCTACGATGATGTTATATTTGTCACTGAGTAATTTAAGACTGGCAAACTGTTCTTTCCGTTGATTATGTGAATATACTACTCCTTTTGGGTTAGTTATAATAGTTCCAATTTGGTGTCCATTATCCTCAACCACCCAACATTTATTTTTAACTATCGCTTTAGCTAAGAGTGACATAACTGATGATTCCTACGTAGGTTAAATAGTGCAGAGCTTGATCTAATCCAAGCCAAATCCAAAACTTACGATCTGCTGTGGTAAGTCCCTTGTTTAATTGTTGTTTGACCCAATCTATATGATAATGTGCGATAAAATCTACCAAAGGTAATAGTAATAGTTGATCAGCACTGGTGATAAAAGGTATCAAGATCAAGAATGTCCATGAAGCATGTGTGGCCGCATGATGTAATCCACCTTCAGCACCATAGGTGCCTTTGTCACGTTGCATATAATCAAACTGCATCAAGAAGTCAGCGATGAAATGCTTGATGCCAAATAATGCTAATAGGCTAAAAACTGTTGATGTCATTTAAATAAAATCTCTCTCACGATATAATACAGCATGAATGCACAGACCATCATTATGATGAATGCTATTAATGTTATCCTATCTTCTTTCTTCATTACCTATAAAATACTGATCTTGACTTAGGAGTTTCCCACCAATCAATGTGGTCAACAGTTACGTTTAATTTGCTCATTTTTGCTTCTACAAGATCAGCCATCCAACTTGATAAGTTTTCACTTGTTGGAACAAAGTCCACGATTAAAAAACCTTCAAAGTATTCATATTCTGGTGTATCTCGTTTGATGCCATCTAAACGAACATTCCATCCTGCTATATGAGTTGTTTCGGGAACATACACTGGTAATAATATTTTATCACCAATCAACTGACTGTATAACGGATCATTCTTGTCAATAACAAACTGATGATCAATATATTCATTTATCCATTTCTTCAACCATTCAAGATGACGGAAGTCTGTTACCATACCAGTTGGATCTAATTCGCCAGTTGGACTTTTTAGATAAACCTGCATCTTACCTTCATGTCCATGTAGGTGACGGCAAGCACACTTTAAGTCTGCCGCATATTCGCCATTTAGTTTCTGTGTCCAAACTCTGTGTCCATAGCAAAATTCGAACGTCTTATCTATAATCCATGCCATATATTAATCCTTAATCTATATTACTATTGTATTTAGGTTTTTGGTAGAAGTCAAGCATATTTTAAACCAAACCAACTGGCTACCGCAGGATCTTTGATATAAAAGTGATAAGCTGTTATACGTTTTGACGCCCACTTTTTTCTAGGTGTTGGATAATCTGTAGATACACGAACTTCATATTCCTTATCATTGGCGGCATTTTGTTTGAGGAATAATTCTGCATCTTCAATTGTTAGACGATCTTTGTACCAATTTTCATAAGGCACTACTATTTCACTCCAATTCCAATAATCTTTTACAGGTCTACCCATGCTATTCCTTTCTTTATATATTTTTAGCCGAATCCAAAATGCTTTCTAATTTGGCCTGTCGTTCCAACAATTTGAAAAACAGTGCTAAAGTATTGGCCGCATCTACATCTGCCCTATGTGCCTTACCTTTGAAATGCAGTTTGAAATAGCCCATAGCTGACGCTAATCCACCACTAGGTGCTTTACCTCTGGTCAGCATCAAGTATGTGTACCAGGTCTTAACATCTATCCAACGACGGCCAAAATAGGGGAAATCCACGTGATTCGTGCTGAATTCTGCTAGTAATTCTACACTATCACCACCACCCCAAGTCACTGGATTGATAAAGCACTTATGCTCTTTAATCAGCTCACTGAGCTCACGGGCAACATATTCATGGCTGTAACTTTCAGCACGTATATCAGCATCAGTTATACCAGTTAGATCATTGATAAACTCACTGATAGGTTCTTGTGGATCTATAAACCATTTACGTACTACATAGTCTTCAAAACGTGTGTTCTTGTCACCTATAGCAATACCAACCTGTATGATTTTACCACTAGGTTGGTTAAGCTCTAGATCTAATGCTAGGAACTTGCCATCTGCTATCATGCATGATCTTTCTGTGGATAACCAGCAGTCAACCACTCGGCCATGTTGCTGGCATTCTCACTTAATTTAACCAAATCATATTTGCCACAGAACTTTAAGAACTGAGCACCAACCATAGGAACATTTTTAGGTATTTGTCCATTGGCGATAGTTTCTGCTATCTTTGCTTTGATCGCATCTGGTTGTGCTGTTAAATCAACTAGGACGCGATTGCGTTCATAGTCATCTAACACACGATGTTCAGCGCCATTATGGTCAACCCAACGCTGTAGCATCAGGTTGTTCCAATTATAACCTTTGGTTGTACGATCAGCATAGGCTTCTTCAAGTCCTACCTTGTTCTTACTACCTTTGGTGCGCACGCCTGGAAATGCGGAAAATATGTTGTCTGTAGGATCACCACGCATACACTTTTCAAATAGAATAAACTTAGGGTCTGGAATCTTCTTAGGCTCTTTAGTTTTCTTATCAATGACAGGTTTGCCCTTCTTATCAAAGATACCTTTGAGTGTATGGAGTTCGTCGCTTATGCCGTTATACTGGTTAACATTATCAGCAAGTAGCTGATAGAAATCAGTGTCGCTAGAAACAATAGTATGATGATCGTCAGGATGAGCTTGTATGAATCCAGCGATAAGATCATCCGCTTCAAGTTCTGCGTGCTGAAGCACTGTACAATTAGTCTTTTCACTGATGAAAGTTTTGAGCGCATCAAATGTCTCCCAAAATAGTCTGTCTTCTTCTGCTTCGCTTTCTGTTAAGGCCGCACGTGCTACGCTTCGGTTTTTCTTATAAGGCTCATAGAAGTCTTTGCGCCAACTACGACCTTCTAGGCAAAATATCACATGATCAGCCCGTTGATCACGCCATGATTTGTTTACTGAAGCCAGGGTTACGTGGATAGCAAAACCCAGCTTGTCCCAAGTATCTGCTTGGCGATGTGCTGAATGTCGGGCTCTAAAAAATGTGTTTGCTGTGTCTACAAGTAAGTATCTCATGTAAACATTATACTTTCTTTGAGTATAAATGTCAAGTGATTTGCCCACAGTTGGTGAGCTGATGCTCCATAATGGTAACTGCTGGGGTTAACCGTTTTATATCCTTGATTACTTAACCAATGATAATAGGTTTGATTTTCTTCGTAAGGACCAATGTAACTAGTACCCCAATCTCGCTTGTTAGTAAACTTAAAAGCCAAATAGCTGTTAAAGAACAAGTGTGGTATATTGGCAAGTTCTAGATGTAGTTGCCAAATTTTATCATGTTCTTCTTGCTCTTTTTTACGATAATCAATATTATGTATCCAATCTCGATATCGATGTTTAATGCTATCAGGCCAATCATCGCCCATGCTAGCACTAATTTGCCAATATCTATCGTTGTCAACCCATTCTTCACGTTCCCAAGTACTCCATCCAATTATGATCAAGTCTGGGCGATTAGTCTTTAGGTATTCACGGGTAGTACGTAAGATACGATCGTTTGAACTAGCTGACTCTGCTTGGCATACTAGATCATAGCCCAGCCTATCTGCTAGTCTCTGACCATAGCTAACTGCTAGATTATTTGGATGTGATTTTCGACCACTTAAACGAAGATTAGGATCATCTTCAGCGAAACAGTAAGAGTTAACGGCTTCGGCACCGGCACTGTGGCTGTCGCCATTGACATATAGGATCAACTTACTTCCGTTCTACCGTTGCCTAGGTCACGGCGGTTACTTGGTCGATTAGTAGGATCTGCCATTTCTTGTTCATAATTTTCCATGACAACATTTTGGCAAACACTACGGAACCAATTGTCTACTAGATCCTGATCTGTTTTGCCTTGATAACCAGCACGTATCAAATTGGCTACGAACTTATCATTCCAATCTAATTCAAAACTACCTTGCCCTGGATTATCCTTGTCGATTTCCATGCTGATAACTTCCACCCATGGTTCACCTGATTCAGTGGCTAGTTCTTTGGGAGTCTTTTTAATCTTTTGTTCTTTAATAACTGGCGCTTCGGGCTTAGTACCAAATAAGTCTTTGATCAATTTCTTTATCATATTAGTCCTTGAATAAATCTAACTTTTCCCATGGTAAGTCGGCTTTACCGAAGTGTCCGTAGTTAGTTGTACCGCTGTATATAGGACGGAACAGCTCAAATCTATTTATGATACCTTGCGGTGTGAGATCAACATTTTCACGGATCCATCGGGTAATCGTATTATCAAATTCGATGCCCTGATCTGTTTTAACAAACAAACTAGTTGGTTCTTTAACACCAATAGCATAGCTGATCTGAACAGTGGCTTTGTGTGCACCTTTGTCGAATACAATATTCTTAGCTAGATACCTAGCCATATAAGCAGCACTACGATCAACTTTAGTAGGATCTTTACCACTAAAAGCACCACCACCGTGAGGGCTATAGCCGCCATAAGTATCAACAATAATTTTACGACCAGTAAGACCAGTATCACCATCGGGGCCACCAATAACAAACCTACCAGTAGGATTGATAAGAAACTCAGTGTCAGCATCAATTAACTCCTTAGGTAATACGTCTCTAATATAACTTTCAACAGCTACTCGTACTTCACTGATATCTATATCAGCTGAATGTTGTGTTGAACATACGATCTTGGCGATACGTTTTACGCTACCATCATCGTGATATTCCATAGTTACCTGTGACTTAGCATCAGGTCCTAACCACGTAACTCCATTTTTACGACGTAGAGTTAGCTCTTTTACAATTTTATGACTGTAGTAGATAGCACTTGGCATTAGGTCTGGTGTTTCATTGATAGCATAACCAAACATCAGTCCTTGGTCACCGGCACCAAATGTATCTGTACCTAAGGCGATATCTGCACTTTGACCATGTAATAGATTAATAATATTAACAGTACGCCAATCAAAACCTTCTTGCTCGTAGCCAATTTGAGCAATAGTCCTACGAACACTGGCTTCAACTTCTGGAACATTTAAGATCCCTTTATATTCGCCTGCTAGTACAACTTGATTAGTTGTTACTAGTGTTTCGCAAGCACAGCGAAGTGCAGGATTCTCATCACGCATGACTAGATCTAATACCGCATCACTGATAGCGTCTGCTACTTTATCTGGATGTCCTTCACTTACTGATTCTGATGTAAACAAATAACTCATAATTTTCCTTTTATTTTCCCCAACTGTTGCCCCAAAGGTCAACATGTAACCTTGGACTATAATAATAACCGCGACGCATGGCTTCATCGGCTACATTAAATTTATTGCCATCATAGACACTGACTACACCGCCTACTGGCATGATATATACTACACCTTTGAATTTCGCACGTCTATATTCTGCTACTGCACGATCTACTTCATCGAAGTCACTGGGTTTCTCGACTACAAACTTGAGATATGTAGTACCAACCTTTTCATAACTCTTGACGATTTCAGGTTTGACTGCATCAGCCCACGCTTCACCTGATGCACTTAATTTAGCACTAACTGAGAATGTGATCTCACGGCTGCCTCGATTCCACAATTTCAAATATTTGGCAAAGTCTTCATGTAGTTCTTGGGTACCGTTGGTTTCAAATGTGATGTTTTTTAGGTTATACATATCTTTATGTGATAATAATTCACTGTAGGCACGTTGCCAGCCCAGCAATGGTTCTCCACCTGTGATGACCAAATGAGTGTCATTACCATTGGGCATAGACCAACTATTGCTGGGAACCAGTGCCAGCATCTTAGCAACTACATCTGCTGTTTCGAATGTTGGACTCAGATGTTTGAACTTAGGATGCCAACTCGCATAACTATCACAGCCTGTGTTGACTAAAGGTAAGTCTTCATATGACTTGTAGAGTTCTACAGAATCTGCTACTATGTCTGCTTCTGTACTCTTAACACCTCTGGGCATACCAAAGCCTGGACAGGTAAAGTTACAACCAAATGTGCGCAAGAAAACACTAGGTACACCTACGAAGCGGCCTTCACCCTGTGCTGAATAAAATATTTCACTAACTTTGATTTTACTCATTTCAATAATCCATATACGTAGATACAAAAAATTATGGCATTCAGTGTCCATAGCTCTGGACGACGCCATAACATACCAGTGACTACCCAAACCAAACAGGCCAATGCCAGCACAGCGATATTAAGTGGATACACATCAAAACTAGTAAGTGTAACACCAATGATGGTCACTATGTTAGCGATCCATCCTATTAGTTTAACATGTTTTTCTAATAATTTCAATCTAATTCCCAAGGATAAACTATCCAAACGTCTTCTTCTGCTTTGTTAATCTCAACGCCACTATAATTGACCTTACGGCTAAATTTACTGCTGAGATTATCAATTAGGACTGCAAACTTAACATTATTACCCCAGATAGCAGACCAAGCAGTATTGTCAGGTAAGCAACTAGCTTGCCAATCTTTAATGATCCAATCTAATGTAGCACCTGTATCGTTGATGTCATCTACGATTAAGATATTTTTACGCAGTGCTGGATCTGTTTTAGTACCATTTCCCTGCACATAACCAAACGCATCCTCTGACATCCATGCATTCATTTCTGTGTCTGCGTGATCACGTAGGCTTACTTTTAATGTCCACATGGGAATATCTAACCAATGACTGAGATATACCGCAGGTATCAATCCGCCACGTGTTAGCCCTACAATATAGTCTGGCATCCACTGGTCCTTGGCCAATTGATAGGCGATTTTCTGTGTTAATTTTTCTATGTCTTTGTGTGTGTAATATACTTTTTTCATCTCATTAACTCCATGGTCATGATCTTAGCGATAGCATCTGTTTTATTATCTTCATCGTCGTGGATGATATGCATGTTGGTAGTCCACTCGTTGCGCATCTTATCCCAACGTCCTACTTCAAGGATGACACCACCTGTGGCATTATAGATACGGAAGTTGGTTTCAGGGTTACGTTCAAAGAAGCCAGGAGCATCATTGCGACAACGGATTGGCGTAACATCATCTTCAATGTGACCCCAATCATCAATACGTTCTACACCTAACCAACGACAAATTTTCTTTTTAATCCAACGCATGGTTTATCCTTTATATGCTCTGATGCTTCTAATTCTATCACCTACAAACTCAATAATGTCGACTACTTTTAATACAGTAGTTTGCCCATCATTGTCATAAACATCAATTGATATCTCTGCGATTACAGCATTTTCATCTTGATACAATTTCAATGGGGTAACAGTAATTGATTCAACACTGTCAAATATATGTTTATTTGCACCCAATACTAAAGTCTTGCCTGCAGCAGACATTTCCCAATCACGTAAGGTCACATGATCGTCGAACATATCAGCAAGTGCTTTTAGATTTTTATTTGAGAATGCTGTAAAATATTCTACTGCTCGATCTTTAAGATCCATTTTTCTTTCCCTCTAAAAAGGCTAGGCGATTGCGTAACCATTTAACGTCTTCATATGATGATACTAGTTTATTTTTTGTTATTTCAAATTCCTTGCGTAAGTCAGCATCAACTTGTTCAACAGTTTTTCTATTCCTGCTTTCACCCAAGTTGAGCCCAATCAATATACCAAAGAACAAGCCAATGAAGAACCAAGCAAAATCAATCATCTGGGTGCAAACTCCTGTTGTAGTTTGATATTGTCAAAGAATTCTTTCTTAGTGTTACCATCTTCTTTGAACGCACCTTTTAATACTGTAGTCTGTGTTAGACTGCTATGTGCCATGATGCCACGATTTTCACAACAACCATGTGTGGCCTGTATATACACAGCAACATTATCACTGCCTGTGGCTTTCATTATTTCTCGGGCGATGTCATTAGCAAGTTCTTCTTGTAGTGTGCCACGACGACTACACCATTGAGCAATACGAGTATACTTAGACAAGCCAATAAGTTTTTGTGCGGCGATAATCCCAATATAGGCAACCCCAGCGACAGGCTGGTGATGATGACTACACATACTACGAAGTTCACTTCTAACAACCAACATTCCTTCATATCGGTCCTCGCTGTCATTTGGAAAAGCTGTGGCATCTGGTGCTGGGTCATATCTACCTGCCATGATTTCATACAAGTACATCTTAGCCAACCGGCGTGCTGTACCTTGGCTGTTTGGATCATTGTGTCTGTCTATAAGCAAGCTATCTAACACACCTTCAAATTTGCCTGTTAGTTCATCTACTAGTTCGCTACGTTCTGAATCTAATATGAATTCTGATATGTTGTCACCTGCCCAATAACGAGCATTTTTACTTTGGATGCGTTCGAGAATTCGTTCGCTGATTGTTTTGTCACTCAATTTATGTCTCCGATGTTAAGGCAGAGGATTGCCATATTGTTATAGTATATAGGTTTATTTAGGTCATGTCAAACTATTTGATAATAATTTCACGTAGATCTGGATACTGATGATATTTAGGTTCTTGATTAATACTGGGTAATTTTTCTAACCCAATCACAGCTTCTTCTATAGTGGGTTTATAGTGATACCCGATACGGAATATCTTTTGTCGTTCCCAAGGACTGATCGATAAGTCACGCCCATCATAACATTGTTGCTTGATAGTATCATAGACTTCTACATCATCTGTAAGTACCGCGCCACCACGCCCAATCTCCATTGGTTTATTGTAACCAAAACTCAAACACTGTAGTTGTCCCTCGCGATACATACCTTCCCTAAGCAGTCTAGCACTATCCCAGATGCGTGTGCCTATGAACTGATATTCACCGATCCACGGTTTATCAGTATAGTCATAACTGATGCCTAGCTTGTGCATGGTCATCGGAATGCTGAGATAGGTATGTGCTGGAAATATCACACGGGTAACATGATCGTAGCGTAGGCATAGTTCGATAGCATGTGTACAGCAGTCAGTCATGACTGCGTATGGTGCACCTGTGAACTTGGCCAGCGCAGATTCAAACTCGTTAATCTTCTCGAAGGGAGTGGCCACTGATGGTTTCTAATATTTTAGTTGCTGAAAAGAATTCTTGTGAAAGATGTTCTGCGTTGCTACGCACAAAATCATGACGTGCATCAAAGTTTTCCATGTGCTCACGGATGCGAGCTTTAAGATCTTCTTTGTGCGTGTAATAGCTGTCCCATGATTCAGTCCATTCACTTGGATATTTGAACAAGCTACCATACATTTCTTTGTATGATAAACGATCTGGCACCATGGGGATCGCACCTACTAGCATGCCCTCATAACATGATATGCCTAGTGTTTCTTGTAAGTTAGCCGAGAATACGATCTTGGCCTGACCAAGTAATGTATGATATTGATCTTTAGTCAATTCTTGATCTTGGCATACTACGAACTCATACTCAGGTAATTCTACAGCTAGATTGCGGAATATGTTTACTTGTTTCTCTGGTGCTAAACGATGCGGAAATAATATCAAATCACGTTTAGCTAGTCCAGCATAGGGTTTAAGTGTTTCTGCCATATATTCCATAGGCCATCCACTGCGCACGATCTTATCACCAAATGTACTTTTTCTTGATTTATACAAGTTAAAAGTAAACATATCGATATGGAAGTCTGTGGCAAAATAATTATAGTCGATAGCTTCAAAGAATGCTTTTTCTGCGTGACGAACCCAAGGAGCATCACCGATAAGACGTCCTAAGAAGTCTTGTGGATCATAACTGCCAGCGTGCCATAATGCGTGTATCTTAACCTTTATACCAAGGAGTTCTGCCATGTACTTAAGGTTAATAATACCAGGATGCCAAGCATCAGTAAAAAGAAAGTGATCGCCATCAACAACTTTGCCGCTCGTAAACAATCTGGCAATTTCTTCCACTTGTCGGGCTTTATAAATGTTTGTGCCACCAAAGTTAAGAAAAGCGCCAGGAGTAGTAGCGTTAGGTATGTCGGTAGGGCCTTGGATAATTGTAACAGCATGTCCTGCCTCTTCTAATAGACTAGGCACATGGGTCTTCCACTGTGCCGTGTAGCGTGTTTCAACAGCTTCTAGATCAACTAGAAATACAGTCATCATTGACCTCTATTGTTATTGTTGTAGTTACGAACAACACCATTACGAGCCTGCCATTGTTGACGTTTCTTACGGCGTTCCATCCATTCTTTGTATTCTGGTGATTTATATAGATCAGCAGGATCATATTTAATCATACGGAAACGACAGTAGTTACACCATGCATCTAAATCGTTGAAAATTTGTCTTACTTCTGGGGTCATACGTAGATACTTATTAACCCAATTTGGATTTGCCACGATAAATCTCCTATACAGTGACAGATTGATAAGGACGAGTACAGTTGTACTCAACATAACACCCATTTTCGCCATCTTCGGATACTTCTATCCAAACATCACGATTGGGATACTTGGCAGCGATCTGTGCGTACAAATCATCTGCTATCATTTCACAGCTCTTATAATTTAATTCTAGCACACCACTGTAGAGACTTTCACACCAGCGTTTAAACTGTATGAATTCGAGCTCTCTATCATCATGGAATACATCAATACTTATCCTAAAATGGAACATGTGTCGATGTGGATGTGCTAGAAAACTAACATCAGCTAGTTTAGGATCAGCAGCCGCCGCAGGAAAACAATGGATACCTTCTCGTTGGAAAGTGACCCACACTTTCTTTTGACTAGCTCGAATAATTCTATCTATCTTTTCGCGTTCTTCTAATATCATACACCATACTCAAATATGTTTTTAAAATTGGATTTTTCCATCCTAAGTAAAGATTGGTATCTTGTTTTATTAAATCTGAATTGCCAACTATTCTTGTCAGGAACACGTTCAAAATAAGCAATATACCCATCGGAGCTGCAATATTTGAAATTTTTATTTTTGGCATTTGTTATTAATTGTTGTCTACTGTTATCCCAGGAATCCTTTAAAAGATCTTGTATTTCAGGTCTATCTTTAAAATCATATATGCTGATATCAAGAATAATATTATCATCTGGATTTAATTCTGTGCCACCAGTTGTAAATAATAATATTTTATTCATCTTTTTACACATAGGAGATTGATACCAATCTGAAGTTTTAATAATTTTGGATTTAAGCATTGATCCAATAGTAAATGCACTGCTGGCATCATTTCTTCTAGATTTTACTTCTAATTTTATTCCTCTTTTCTTGATGTCAATCAGTCCTCTACTATTAATAGGAAATCCTAACTTCCTTAATAAGGTTTCTATGTGATTTCCAGCCTTACCATGTAGGTTTGATGGAACCTTAACCCCTAATAGTGCTGACTTTACTACATCTAGTAATAATTCTTCTGCGCTTGTAATCATTTTATAACAATATCCTTTCCATACTGATCCCAATCAGTAAAAGTTTCAGTTGTTGTTAAATCACGTAGTCGATGGCACCAAACACCAGGGTTCGTTGCATCAAAATCTTTATCATCTATCTTAATTGTAGCATTATATCCCAGCTGTGTCAAGTATGGAATTTTTACCGAAATCTGCGGAATAAATCGACGATACTCAACCAATGGACCTTCTAATAGTCCCTCTACACAGGCCACGTCTAAGTCCAATGTGCACCAAAAATCTGTATCGAGACATGCTCGTATCATGACTTCCCATTGTTTCCAGACTCTGGCATCATCACTGTCAATCTTTAGAAAACTTTGATTAGCACCGAAATAAATGTGTTTACAGTCTTTTTCTTTGGCTAGTGCTATGATTTCTTCTGCAGGTTGTACGCCTACTACAAATAATGTCATCATACCAAATGCAGGAGTCTGTTCAATCTCTACACCTGTAAAGAATGTTATGTCTTCTTTTACGCCATCTGTATAATCACGCTTCATCGTATTCTGCCAACTTCTTTTTAGTATTTTCGATGTCACGTTTAAGGACTAGTTTTTCATGTTTGATTTTACCAAGGTGTGCGTCATCCAAATAATGACTATATCCATCATTGATTTTCTTTTCTAGTAGTATGTGACGTTCTTGTAGATGTTTTAGGTGATGTTGTAACTTTTCTTTATTCATACCCCATTCCTTTCTTTTATGATAATAAATCTATATTAAAAGTTTGATTGAAATTTTGATTTCTTATTTTATCTATGGTTAATGTATATTCTATAAATTTAGTTGACAGCGTTTCATTTATTATACTATCATTTAGATTTTTTTGCAATGAATTTAATGGATCTAAGCTACTAATATGAACTGTTTTTTCTATATCTGTTAATATCATTAACGTTTGGGTAATTTCCACCAGTGACTTATCTTTTAATTTTTTAGTAAGCACCTGTGGATGTAAGAAATCGGGAGTATCGCAAATCGCACACCATATCTCCAATGGTTGATTGGGGAATTTTTCTTTCTGTGCCTTAAAAAACTTCGCCAAATTGCTTAAATCTAAAACACTATATGCACTCAATACAGTATTAAACGCTACACTATGTCCTAATAATAATATTTGATTAATATTATCTTGTAGCTTTTCCCACTTAGTACCGTTTCTTATATACTCAGCAGTAGTTCCAACACCATCAATGCTTATAGTCCAATGCACATTGTTAAATTTTTTAATCAATTCTAATATTTTATTATTAATAACTGAACCATTGGTAGTGATTAATATTTCACAATCAATATTACCTAATGCAATTAATTCTTCAAATACGCTAATATTTTCTTTAATTAACAATGGTTCACCGCCGGTAAAATTAATCCTTTTTACAGTTGGAAGGAAATTAATTAAATCAGATCTTATTAAGGTATTTTCTATGTGTATGTCAGATATAATACCATGATATGTTTTTAGTTCATCATGTTCTGATAATTCTCTGGATATTTCGCTACTAAATCCTGGCTCACAGGTCCTACAACTAAAATTGCATAGATTACTATGTCTTAGGTCAAGATATTCTGTCTGAGTAGGAACGGTATCTATATCATAATCCCAATCATTCAGTGCTAGTGTTCTGGTGCTATTATATCCTTGATTTTCTAAACGGACACAAGATTGGCAATCTGAAGGAATATCACCATTGGTGATGGTTTCTCTTACTACCTTTATGTAATCAGAATTGGCAAATTCTGTAGGAGTTAGGTTGAGTTTAGTACCACTACTACAACACATTTTAATTCCGTCTGCTTGGATAAATTGATGTATCCAAGGCAAAGGGCAAAAGAATTTAGACATCTTGTTCTAATTCATCTAGTCTAGTTTCATCTAAGCCGCTATCATCTGGATGGTGTTCTTCCACGGGATCTTCAGTTGCAAATAAATCATTAAACGTAGTGCTAGAGTTCATAGTTTTTTTACCTATAGCACCTCGTGTGCCAATGATACCCATCCAATACTTGTTATAGTATTCAATCAATGCCAGGGCATCTTCTCTGTTGTCGAGTGCGAATATCATATCTGCTATGTCACGGAAATTATTAATCCCATAGTTCCTTGGTGTTTTCCTATCTGCTGTTTCTGAATTTAACATGGCTGGACGTATATTAAGATCATATTCACGATTGGCTTGTTGTACCGCTGTTAAATGGCTCCAAACATTATGCCCCATCTGTATAGCATAGCTAAAACTGTCCCACGAAGTCTTGCCTTCTTTACCAATCTTATTTAGGTCACCTGGCGCATAGATACAAATATCTTTTATAGTGCAACGTTGGCTGATCGGACTTTCTGTAAAGTTTTCAAAGATATTATCTTGTATGACAGCGTCCTTAAATCTGCGTGTATCCTTGGCATACTTCTTATCATCTACACTGGGCACCATACGATATACCCATTTCTCTTTGTCTACTATCTCTGTCTGTATATAGATCTGACCGTTGGCACTAGCTAAGAATGGACTTGCACAGTCAAAGGATATAGTAAACTTAGGATTATGATATTTACGCACGGCACGCTGTATATCTGTTAATAAACAAGCCCATTCAAGTTTACTTGTGCCTAAGAAGTGCATCCAATCATGTAGGCCTTCTTCTAACAGCCCATCAAAACGTAGTGCTACCAATCTTTTCAGCACCAGATGTACATCACACATGTTCTGTCCACCCATGGCCCAACCATTGAATGGTCGATCATACTGACGAGGATCACAGTATTTCTTCATGCGTTGATACCAATCTTCTGCCTCTGCGTGATTCTCGCCTTGTAAAACATTTAAGAACTTACAAGCACCTGTGCGATTCGCCATAAAATAATCATTGTTGATATATGTGCCTTCTACAGCTTCCATATAACTAGTAATACCACTTGCTTTGCGACCTTCTGGGCTACGACATACCCACGCTGGAATATCTAAGATCATTCCATAGTCCATATAAGCGTCCATCCACTTGAGCACTAGCTCACGTTTCTTTTGTGCTTTAGGACACGCAGGATTCTTCCAATCTCCTTCCCACACGCCCTTACCAATCTGGAAACCACCACTGTCACCTAGGACGAATGAACGGCTGCGATCACGATTACGTATCATGTCTTCTTTAGGACTGACTTTATTTGTATCAAGTTCTGCGTGACCTGCCGAATACAGTGCCCAATGATATGGAAAGTATGCGGCATCTGGATTAAGCCAATTAAGTCCTTCGATGCCCGTTTCAAAGTCTGCTGGAATACGTGCAGGATCTACATACGTGGGATCATGCCGTTGTTTACCTACATAGGTAGCATAAAAGCCACTCAATGCTGGTAAGAATACAGCGTAGTCAAGTTGTTTGCTGGTTAAGTTATCACGTTCCATAATATTTTACCGAATTAATTAATTTGTAGTCGTTGGCGTAGTGTTTCTTTAATTTTAACACGAAATTAGGATCACTGTCAATGATTGCTTGATATTTAAGTTTCAACTGTTGTTTGTCTGTATCTAGGCTAGCATTATACTGTATCATATTATCAACATCAACACAGTATCCAAATTCATCAAACCAACGTTTTAAGTTTGTTCTTAGATTAGCGTTAACCATAATAAAATCAGTATTCTTAATTACGATATCTTGTAAAAAATAATCCTGTGTTTCTGTATGATCATCAAAGGTTATCTGTTGGTAATCTATGCCTGACTGTTTACTATTAAATTCATATTCAGCCATTCCACTGACCCAACGTTCAATGGGATCACGTAGTGCTACTAAATATCTATTACTTTTAACTAGCGTATCGCTGTGCGTAAATTTAAAAGAACCTAACAAACAACCTTTGATAAAACTGCTGGCATTTTTAGGTATATGAACGAAGGTTATGTCTTGTTCCGCATCAACCCAACATTCACCTAAGGTATGACCTAGATGTACCCAGCGATCATACCCTGATTTCATTACTTGCTTTGTGCTGGTAAGATGAAATTGTAAGTTGCCAGGCCACTATTAACCGTAATCTGTGCCGCACCTTCATCGCTGATACTGAATTTCTTATCACCTGCTAGGTTTAAGATGCTGATAACAGCATTGACTGGCCATGACCAATTTTTACTTAGTGTACCTGTTACACCTGCTTGGAATACAAAGTTACCTGCGTGGCTTGAATGGTCACCAAATGACAATTCTAAGTTGCTATTGTTAGTCTTAGCAGTAAAGTTTGCTTCTTCTGCATTAGCACTGGCTTGGAATTTAAGTCTTTGGATATTAGCCACAGTTGGCTCAAACTCTACGTGCCAAGTAACTGCTCGCATTTTAACTGTTTTAAGTTTGTCGTTGACAATCTCTTGACTCATAAAACGATAATCATTCTTAAAGTCACCAGCAGCATTTTCAAAATGTAGTCCTACTGGTACTTGACTGCCATTGCGATCTTGTGTGGTGATTGAAATCTTAGCGTTATCTTTGTATTCTGGAATACCTAAGATAGTGTTTAGTTTGCCTAGATTTGGCATGCCAAATGTACCAATAAATTCTGCTTCTGGACCGTTTAGTTTAGCCTGTACGATAACACTACGGTCTTCTGCTAGTGCTTCAATATTGGTTTCTGTGTCTGTGCCTGTGATTTTGACTAGGTCGATAATGCCCAATCCGTAAGTGTTTTTAACGATGTCTAATAGATGGTCTCTCATGTAGTTCTCCTTTGATAATTGATTATATATGGTTTATTTAGGTTTTGCAATGGGTTTGATGAAATTATTTTGATTGTATGGCGCCCATGGCCTGCCCTAGTTTGATTGTGGTTAATGTGCCCGGTCGACGAACTTCTATCCAGCTGGTCCAATTATTTGTTTCCCAATCGTAACGATGAGGATCCGAAATAGTTTCATCTAGAATAGTCCAAGTTGGAGTACTAGTATATTTAGATTCTAGATCATACGTGACAATAATTTCAAAACCCACACTCTGAGCTAACTTTTTCATCTGATCAGAGTTGGCCCAACATGCTTCTTTGCTGTCTACTAATGCTGCAGAACTTTCCATGTCGCAGTTATTATAGCTAAACATCAATACTCCACCGGGTCTTAACAGATTGAAAATTGATCTGAAATAGGATTCCATGCGGTCAAATAAAACATAATTTAAGAAATCCCAACAGAGTATGAAACCAAATTGAGATTGTGGTAATGGTGATAAATCAAAATTTTCTATGGCATATAGGCGAACTCTACGCTGATAAATATCAGAATACGTAGAAATTATTCTGGTCAATTCAGGCAAGTCTGGTGAAGCTAGATACAAAGGATCACTGGCTACCATAGAATTAATATGGTCTCTAGCACTTACGTATTTCACTTTAGATTCTGATAGCAATGTCATTCTATTCTCAAAGATAACCTGCGGATACCTACAGTTTAGTTGCAATCCAGGATACTGCCAAGAACTATAACTACTGATCCTGGATTGAACGATACTAGTCACCTCAGAGTTAGCCCATAAAAAATATTCATTTGATTCCTGTGAAAGTGTTGTACCTAGAACCTTGATGTCGTCTTCGATTTCCTTCAGAGATTGATGCATGAAATTAATTATATCATCATTGTCTGAGAGTAATTTTTTGTATATCTCTGCGTATTGATCTATATATCGACCATAATCATGCTCTGTTAGATCAAATTTATGCTGTAGATTTTTTATCGTGAGTAATTTTTCAGATACCACATCATCTAAGGATAACCTATCGATGATATCTCTGACGTTGTTCCTAAATCTCACTAGTTCACTTAAGGTAGACATCATTCAAATGTAAACAAATTATCAAATGTTGTGGCGATCTGTGTGTTTTCTGCGATCTTCCAATTGAGTACACCCAGCAAGTTTTCTACCTTTTGATCTACGATGCCTGTTTCCATGCTGGCATCATCGAATGGAAGTTCTTTGAACCACGCAGGAATATGTGATTCATCTGTGGGATAACCAACACTGCTATATCCTAGTGGATTGTCTTTGAGTTTGCACACGATAGTCTTCATACCATCAACGATGGTCATGCTATAGTTGTCATTCATCATGCGTTTTAAATTGTTCCAATTCATTGCAGCACGTACATGTCCTGGCATGTTGGCTTTGCCCAAGCGTTCTTCTTCTTTAGTATATTTGGTCAAGTTGTTTACACGTTTGGGTGTGCCTTTCTCCCAAGCTGGACGCTCTGTAAAGATCAATTTAAAGTCACGCACCTTGGTGATAATAGTTTCTCTGTCTGCGCCAGTTAATACAGATAATAACACGTCACTTAAAAAGTCTTGGATCACTTTTGGAGTATCTGATCGTTTTAAATCTAGGCCCATGGCTTTCACTTTGCCTGGATTTCCGTGTGTGTCTAATCGATGCCCTTCCATGTCGTAGATCAAGATAGCATAGCGTTTCTTTTTAATAAACAAACCTTTAAGTGATACACTTTCACGCCCACCTTTGATCAATTCACCTTGACGTCTGGGAGTATGGAATGCTTTTTCACAGAATGCGGGAAAACTTTCATTTAACTGATCTGCGATGCTGTCATATAAGCCTACCGCTATGTCTTTGTTCCAAATCATTTTACCTGCTATAACATCATCTTTAACCATCGGATAAGCTGAGAAGTAACATGAGTCAGTATCACCATAGATAATCGCTTCACCGGTATGATCATACACACCAGTGATACACTCGTTAATATACGCATCCATGTGACGAGCGATAGTCCTACCTGTAAGAGTTGTGGACTGTCCAATACGCTTATCAAAGAACCTACAACCAGGATTAAGGATAGCACCATACAGGCTGTTAAGATTAATCTTTTTGACCAATTGTCGCTTGTCCCAGAACGCAGTATCTTCATCTGTGACTGCGTCTTTTTTCTTTGCCTGCATGTCTTGACGTTCAGCATACCAACGCTCTAGCAAGCCTGGGATAACACCTTTGCGCTCATTGTTGAATATAGTACCATTGGCACTGAGTATCCAAGGTTTGTTACTGTCGAATATCAATCGCCAAACATCTGCGGCACTTAGGATATCACTAGAGCCATTGGCCCAATCGATAGTGATCTCAGTACCCACTTCACCATTCATGACTGCGGTATACTCTAAACTACCAAACAAGTTTTCCCATGCATCTGCAAAACTGCTGCCTGATGTTTGTTTTTCATTGATATAGTGTTCTGTCATTGTAGGACGTAGTTGACCAACGATGGTTTCTGGACCCATGTTGAGCGCACGAATAGCACTTGGATACAGTGAGTTGATGTCGATAGCACCAATGTAATCATGCATACCTGCTTTAGGAGTTGCCACATACGCACCCGCCGCCTGTGTGTCAAACTGTTCATCACGGTTACGATTTGGCACGACCATACTCAGTTGATGTGCTTCGTTAATGATAGCCTGCTCGGTAACTGCTACTGCACCCATGGTTGTTTGTAATAGCACAGTGTTGTCATGTGCCAACTCGTTGGCCAAATCTAAGAAGCGTAGTTTAGTATCTAGTTTGTGTAGCAAGGCAGTGTCTTGGCGATTGTATTTCTCACTGGCTTCACACAGAAGTACCAATGAATGAGGACGTAAAAGACTGGAAAAAGAAACTTACCAAGGAAGAAAAACAATTCCTGACACACATCTTCCGTTTCTTTACTCAAGGTGATATTGATGTGGCTGGTGGATATGTAAAAAATTATCTTCCTTATTTTTCACAACCAGAAGTTCGTATGATGCTTCTAGGATTCGCCGCCAGAGAGGCGTTACACGTTGCTGCTTACTCACACCTCATTGAGACACTTGGCCTGCCTGACACCACTTATAATGAGTTCCTAGCATATCAGGAGATGAAAGATAAACACGATTATGTCCTGGCCATTTCCGATAAGAATGGCACCAAAGAAAACACAGCATTACATATTGCTGTATTCTCAGCCTTTACCGAAGGTATGCAATTGTTTAGTTCCTTTGT